GTAGAACCTAAGAATACAAATGAACCAATAGGGCGATTTGGGTTGTTAATTCCAAGACGATTTCTTTTAATAGATTTTGCAATCTTAATAACTGCAGCGTCTTGGCCAATTACTTTACCAATTAATTCTTTATCCAAGTTCATTAAAGCCTTAGAATCATCAGCACTCATCTTATTGACAGGAATCTTAGTCATATTAGACACAACATCATAAACACTTTCAAGAGTAATTTTTTGTTTGTCTTTAGACATCTTTTCTTCAAACTTAGTCTTTTCAGATTCAAGTTTAGATAATAATTTCTTTTCCTTATCTCTAAGTTCCGCTGCTTGTTCGTAGTTTTGTTTTTTAACTACGTCCAATTTTTGATTCTTAATCTCAGCGGCTTGACGTTTAAGTTCTTCAATTACCTCAGGAACTTTTAATTCAGTCTGCATTCTAGCACCAACCTCATCCAAGATATCAAATGCTTTATCAGGAAACTCACGGTCAGTAATGTAACGGTCAGCAAGTTTCACACAAGTTTCAATAACTTCATCGCTATAAGATACCTTATGGAATTCTTCATACTTGTCACGAACGTTTTTTAAAATTTGAATTGTCTCTTCAACTGTAGATGCGTCAACAATTACTTTTTGGAATCTACGTTCTAACGCTCCATCCTTTTCGATGTTTTTACGGAATTCATCTAATGTAGTTGCTCCAATACATTGAAGTTCTCCTCGAGATAAAGCAGGTTTAAAGATGTTTGAACCGTCCATAGAACCTGAAGAGTTACCTGACCCTACTAAAGTATGAATCTCATCAATGAAAACTATAATTTGCGGGTTCGCTTGAAGTTCTTCAATAATAACTTTCATTCTCTCTTCAAATTGTCCACGGTATTTTGTACCCGCAACAACTGAAGTTAAGTCCAAGTTAACAATTCGTTTGTCAAGTAAATTACGAGGACACTCCCCGTTAACAATTTTGATAGCCAAACCTTCAACCAAAGCGGTCTTACCACAACCAGGTTCTCCGATGATGATAGGGTTATTTTTCTTTCTACGAGATAAAATTTGGGCAATTCTCAAAATCTCTCGTTCACGACCAATCACAGGGTCAAGTTTACCTTCAGTTGCGAGTTTGTTTAAATCACGGCTAAAGTTATCCAAAACAGGTGTGTTGCTTTCGGAAGAAGCTTTTTGTTTTTTACTCATCATTTTGTCGTCGTCGTCCATTAAGTCGTTCATATTCTTATAAGTTTTAACAAAGGTTTAACAAATTTAGTACATTGCCAAATATTTTGACAAATTGTCATAGTTTTTTTTAATAATTAAAAATATACTGACATATTGACATGTTGTAAATTATTTATATAATTATGTAAGAAAAAATTCAGTTGGTACTATTTTTGATACCACAAAGATAAATAATAAATCTTAAATTAAAAAATTAATACTATGTTTGGAAACAAAAAAAATTACAATGACATGTTCAGATTATTTGATGAAATATTTGAACAAATTAATGTTCCTGGTGAATGGAAAAGTCATACCAGAACATCTGCGGATGGAACCACAAAAGTGACTACTCACTATTGGAGTAATGAACCTTCGGACACAAAATTAAATGGTAACGTAGATAAACTAAAAACACAACTTGAAAATGCGATTGAAAATGAAGATTTTGAATTGGCGGTTGCTCTTAGAGATAAAATTAAAAATTTAGAAACTAATCAAGGAACAATTGAAAAACTTGAAAAAGAATTAAAACAATCAATCCAAGAACAAAACTTTGAAAAATCAATTAAAATTAGAGACCAATTAAGAAAATTGAAATCATAATTTAACACTATTTATAGTAAAAAAAATATGAAAAAAATATTATTATTGGCGTTGTTAGGTTTAACAACAACTGCATTTGCACAAAAATATCATAAACAAAAATCATTGACGATTGTTGTAGGAAAGTTTGCTTTTTGTGGAGCATCATCAGCAAAACCAACTGGAAAAGTAATAACTGTAGAAGGTAGAAAGTTTTTTGAAGGAGTTTCAACATGTCCTGTAATGGATGGTCCTTCATTTGCAAATACTATCTTAGTTCCCAATCCTTCAGTTACACCTGATGGCACAGATAAAACTGTATGGTCTTATTTTTGGTATTATGATAGTGTCCCACAATCACCAACTTGGGAAAATTTACCAACGGTGAGTAGAACATTTGTTTTATCAAAAGGACCTGAAGGTGGAATGAGTAATATGTGGTGTATGCCTTGTAAGGTATTACCAAATAAAGTTAATGGTGTAACAATTGCAGAATGCTTTGGGCCACTTAATGAATTAGCTTTTCCAATGAAAAGAGCTGTTAGAGCTCATCCAGGTCAAACGTCTGTAACACAAGCACCTGTAGGTTCAACATATCCTGTGGGGACAATCATTCCTGTAAATGATATTAAAAATAAACAGTAACTAATAAACAAGAACCCTCACCTAAATGGTGGGTTTTTGTATTTATATATATGAAACGATTTGAAAAATTTTTAAACGATAGTTTGGGAACAAAAGAACTACTTGAGGTTTATCTTGTACTAAGAAAACATTTTCAAGAAATAGGATTTAGTGAAGAGGATTTAGAAAAACCTCCAATGTATACTAATGAAATGTTTATGTTACAAAAAAGATTTCAAAGTACTTTAAAAGCTTTATTAAATCAAGTTAATTCTTATGGTTTTGATGTGGGTCGTGAAGAATTTTCAGAATACTTAAACCCACTATTACAAAAAATTAACGAACTAACACCATTAAGCGATGTCAATTACCAAGGAGGAAATCAAGGGGACGAAGATTTTGAATGAAATTAAATCGTCAAACATTAAGAGAACTGAATACGATACTGAAACAAAAAAATTAGTAACTGAATTCAACAATGGATTAAAATATGAGTACAGTGACGTACCTCATAGTATATATACACAATTTAGAAAGGCCGAATCACAAGGTAAATTTTTCATTTCAGAGATATCAAAAAAATATTCATACAAAAAAGTATAGTATTCCTACTATTTATAATGTATGAGTAATTTCCAAAAAATTCTTGATAGTTTTTCTGTTAAAGACACTTTAAATCCAAAAATTTGGGAAAATCCCAAAAATCCTGACAAATCGGTTATAATACCAAAAATCAGGGAAACACTTTTGCGTATTGCCGAAAAATTTATTGAGTATTTGGGAGAAGATGTTTTTGTTGAGGATATTGTTTTAACTGGTTCTTTAGCAAATTATAATTGGTCTGAATTTTCTGACTTTGACTTACATGTTCTTGTTGATTTACAACAATATGAAGATGATACAGATTTATATAAAGAATTATTTAATTTAAAAAAACAAGTATTCAACGATAAACATAATATCAGAATTTATGGATACGATGTTGAAGTATATGTTCAAGATGTTGAAGAAGAACATTATAGTTCAGGAGTTTATTCTGTAATGAATAATGAATGGGTTAGTAAACCAAAAAATTTTAAAAGTAATGTCGATAAAACAATTTTAGAAAAAAAGATTAAAAATTGGACAGAAAAAATAGATTCGGCAATTGAAGAAAAAAAAGATTTAGAAAAAATTAAAACTAAACTTAAAGATTATAGAAAATCTGGATTAGAAAAAGACGGTGAATTATCGTATGAAAATTTAGTTTTTAAATTCTTGAGAAGGTCAGGACACATTCAAAAATTATTTGACACCGCCAATAAAGAGGTAGATAAAGAACTCTCGATTGAGAGAATTATAGAATAATAATTAAATTATTCCTATTAATCGTATATTTATAAAGAAAAAATTAAATGGCATTAGTTACATATCTTATAGGTCCTTGTGCTGGAGGGGCTTCAATATTAGTTGATTTTGATAGTTCATCATTACCTGCGGTTAATGGAAACTATTATTTAACATTTACTGGCGGAACAACTCAGGGATGTTATGATATTATTGATAATGTAGAACCTGCAACAGCAATTGATAAAGTATCAACCATGTCAGTTGATTATAATGATTGTGCAACTTGTTTATCTGCTAATCCAACACCAACTCCAACAGCAACAGTAACAACAACTCCAACTAAAACACCAACACCTAGTGTAACAACAACACAAACTCAAACTCCAACAAATACCGCAACAAATACTGCAACACAAACATCAACTCCAACAAATACTGCAACCAAAACTGCAACACCTACACCAACTAATACAACAACCAATACTACCACACCAACACCAACTAATACTACAACACCAACTAATACCCCAACTAATACTTCTACACCAAGTAATACACCAACCATATCTGTCACCCCAAGTAATACACCTAATGTTTGTAAAACATATGAATTATACGGTGGAACTGATGGTACAGCGTTTGTTGGTAAAGATTGTGATGGTTTTACATTTAACATATCAGTTCAACCATATAGCACAACGATTGTATGTGCAAAAGAAGTGTTTGTAATTCAAGGAAACGGTTACTATATTTCAATAGGTTCGTGTCCATTACCAACACCAACACCATCAGTAACTTCAAGTGTTACTCCAACAAATACATCAACGCCAACTAATACTCCAACAAATACTACTACAAACACATCAACGCCAACTAATACTACTACAAACACATCAACGCCAACTAATACTGCAACCAAAACAACTACACCTACACCAACTAATACTTCAACACCAACAAATACTACAACTAATACACCTTCAGTTACATCAACTAATACACCTTCAGTTACACCAACAAATACCACAACACCTTCAGTTACACCAACAAATACCACAACACCAACTAATACTACAACAAATACTAGAACACCTACGGTTACACCAACAAATACTACAACACCAACAAAAACGGCAACTAATACCCCTACTGTAACAAAAACGGCGACTAATACCCCTACCAACACTCAAACAGGTACACCAGCGGTTACGCCAACTCCATCAAAAACACCAGGATTTACAGGATTTTCTGCAGACCAACAATACGCTTATACTCTTGAAATTTTAGGAGGTTTCAGTGGTGGAAGTGCAGATTTTAGTGGAGCTTACGCACCTCACCCTGTATTTACAAATGAATTAGGTGAAGCTGTACAACAATTAAATGGAATTGCAATAGGAGGGTTTAACGGATTAAACAATTAAAATAAATAAATAATATAAGATATGGCAAATTTAAAACCAATTGGAAGTGAAAAATTACAAGGCCAAGATAAGATAAGTAGAATCATGGAAATTGCTCGTTTCAACGAAGTTCTTCCACAACCTATTAATGAAACTTCAAAGTCTGAGTTTTCAGTTTCTTTGGCTGATGGTAACAACTATCAAATTGTTAAAGAAAGACAAGGATATATCATCAAGAAAACTATTTCTGAATCCGATACAGATTACATTGAACCTATGAAAAATAGAAAATACTATTCTTCATATTCTCAAGCATTAAAAAGATTAAATTTAGTTGCTGGAGAATTAAATAGGATTAATGAAAATGACGAAGGTGTTTCATTGTATGGTGAACAAAAAAAATTTACATTAAAAACCCCAAAACCATCTATTGATACTTCATCTTTAGCTGCTGAAGTACCTGCAACACCTCCATCGGTACCGTCACCTGAATTACCAGCACCACCAGTTGGAGATGAAATGGGTATGGAAGATGAGTTGGCTCCTGAGGTAGATGACGTTGATGTAGATGTTGACATTGATACAACTGAAAAAGAAGATAATGACGAGCAAGTTACATTTAAAACTATTCAAAAATTAACTGGAAAACTAACACAAAAAATTAGAGTTTTAGATAACAACGAAGGAATGACTTCTGAAGATATTAAGTATGTTATCAACATGGTATTATCTTCATTAAACTTGAAAGATTTATCTGAAGAAGATAAAGAAGATATTGTTAACAAATTTGACGAAGATAGCGTTGATTTAGGTGGTGATGACATGGGTGGAGAAGACTTGACTGATGATAGCGAAGTTGAAGATATTCAAGCTAATATGGACTTACCTGTAGAAGGTGAAATGGATGAAGACGCGTATTTCGTTCCAATGGATGATGAAAGTGAATATGAAGGTGAAAGAATGTTTAATCAATATAAAGAAAAACATGGTTCACCATTCAAAGTTAGAACACGTAGAAAATCTGACAACGGAGCTATCTTAGATAGTATCTTTGGAGAATCTAAAGTTGACAAAGTAATCTCAAAATACTTTGAAACATCTAAAAAAGAAATTTTAGAAAACAAAGAAAAGAAAAATCAAAAAAACTTGCAAGTTAAGAAAGTTATGGAAACAGTTGTAACAATGACTGAAACATTTGAACAAGAAATGGCGGCTAAGAAATTCTTACAAGAAAACTCTAACTCTAAATTTGTGGGAATTACAAATAAGAAAAATTTAGTGTTTGAAAACAAAGGTGAACAAGTTAAAATTTCACCAGAGGGTAATATATTATGAGTTATTTAACTTACGTAAACGGTTTAGGACCTAATTATAAGGGAGACAATCTTTACGAGTTTATTTTTTCTGATAGTTTAGAAGATGTGTGGGGTGATGGATGGGACAACAAACCATCAAATAGTTACCCGACACCACCTGAATTACAATACATTAAAAAAGTTGGAGTTCTGAGAAATACTAATATAAAATTGGAATTGATTCAGAACTCCGATTTTTTTTCTATGATAGATGCAATTGACGATGTTGTTGCTTTAGCTTGGGAAGAAGATGACCAAAACGGTCAACAAAGATTGGTATTCCGATATGGTAGTGCCGAAAAAGAAATAAAAGACAAACTCTATGAAAGAGATTTAATTTTAGAATTTGAACAGAAAGTAGTATATGAAAATTAATAAAAAAGCTCTTGAACTTATAGAAAACGGTTTATCTTCGAAGACTGTTTCAAAATTAACCGAATCACAAATTAACGTTCTACATAAAAAATTAGTTGGTGAACAAATTAATGTTTCAAAAACAGATACCGCAACAATTACTAGGTTAAAAAGTGAAAAAAAACCTTTTCAAGTTTATGAAAAAGAACTTGATGAAGAGGAAGAAGTTACAGTTGACCCAAACAAAGAAACTGAAACCCAAGACCCAAAACAAGTGGGTCCGTCATCTGATGATGGATTTGGTGATGAAGATGATGGTATGGGTATGTTCGAAAGTGAGGCAGACCTTAAGCCTGGCCAACCTAATCCATGGGCGATATGCCACGCACAGGTTGGACCTAAAAAAACAAGAAAATTTGAAAGATGTGTACAATCTGTAAAAAAACAATTGGCAGAAGGAAAAAATCCACTATCTTTGTTCTTAGAAAATGAAATATCTAAGCTCGTGGAAAAACATATACAACCAAAAATGACAAAAGGAGAATTATTAAAATATCTTTCTGAGGGAGGAGACACTAAAACGGCCCCTGTCAGAACTAAACCTGATGTTAAACCAAGAACAAGACCTGGGCATCCGATGAAAAATCCTCATCCTGGTGAAAAACCAAGCCCCAAAGCAAAAACTACTGTGGATGAAAATAATCCTGCGGAAGCACCAACTATTGCACCTACAAGAACAAAACCTGATGTTAAACCTAGAACAAGGCCTTCACATCCGATGAAAAACCCGAATCCAGGTGAGAAACCAAATCCTAAGGCTCAAAAAGTAACCCCTGAGGTAGCTAAGGATAAAGTTATTGATACTATTATGAACATTTTAAAAAAATAATTATGGCTAAGAATGTTAAAGAACAATTAGATTACGGTAATACACCTGAAAGAATGGACCCAAGGTTAGAAAAAAAACTAGCAAGTCCTGAAAGTTTATATGGGTCAAACCCTGCTATGAAAAAAGGTCCTGCTGACGTACAAAGATTGGTAAGTCAAAGATTCCAAAAAGTTGCAGATAAATTAAGACAAGTAACAGGTATTGAAAATCTCAGTTCTCAACAAGTTCAAGGAATGGTTTATGAGGAAATGATGGCCAAATTGCCTATGATTATACAAATTGAATCTAGACATAAAGAAGAGTTAGAGGAACTTGCAAAACAAGCTTCAATGGAAGAAACCGAAATTCCTGAAGGATGGGTAAAAATTATTGCTGAATTAGGTTCAAGAATCGATACATCAAACTTTCAAATGAAACCAAAGAAAGAAAAAGATGAAGATGATAAACCTAAATTAGAAATTCCATCATTTGATGTTGATGATTTAACTGATGAAGAAGAGTTTGAACTTGAAAAACATAAAAGAAATATTATCAATGCAATCATACAAGGTGTTGCAAAGAAAGGACATTATGTTTTTCAAAAACCAAGTATCAAACAAAGATTAAACGAGATTGACCCAAGATTATATCCTGCGTATTTAGGAATTATGACAATCAACGATTTCATGTATTTTACAATGGAACAAATGATTGAAATGATGAGTCAAACAGGTAATGGAGTTGCTGGTAAAGTAGAATTAGACCCTGATGACGAGGATGAAGATGGTGGTCAAGATGGTGGTCAAGATGATAGTGATACTGTGATTAAAGCTCAAGGAATGATTTTTCCAATCCTTTGTCATGAGATTATCAAAGGTATTGAGGAATCTAAAGGAAGATACGGTTTACCTACATCAGACACGATGCGTGAAAAAGTAAAAGGGGCTGTTGATATATTACCTAATGAACCAATGCAATTGAGAATCGGGCCTGAAATCTCCGAAAAATTAAGATTTGCATTACCTGACCAAATGTTTGATGAGTCAAATAAAGGTTTAATAAACTGGTTTCATATTTTGTTATACCAAGTACCTGCCCAAGAATTCTTGGATATTATTGGAAATGCTATCTCTGAGGACGAATCAAAAGTTAAAAAGGCAACTTCAAGATTTGAAGAAATCATGAGAGAAGCTATTCAAATGAAAAAAGAATTTGATGAATATAAAGAAGATAATGATTCTTCTGATTTTTCAGGTTCTAATGACTTTGGAGACGACGACGATGATGACGATTTAGACGATTTCTTAGGTAGTTTAGGTATATCAAGACCTAAATAATTTAATTAGTGAATAAAGAACAACTAATAATTGAAGTTACGAAGTGTATGAGGAACACTCCTTATGCACTTCGTACTTACTTACAGACATACGATAACACAGTTTCAAAGTATGTCCCTCTTGACCTTTTCCCCGACCAAATATCTTTAATAGAAGATTACGACAATTACAATGAAAACATTGCCTTAAAATACAGACAGGCAGGAGTTTCAACAGTAACTGCCGCTTGGGCTTCTAAAAGACTAGCATTTGCAAAAAAAACTAAACCAGAAAAAATTCTAATTATTGCCAACAAACTTGATACGTCAATGGAGATGGCAAACAAAGTTAGAGGGTTTGTTGAACAATGGCCGTCATGGGTTGGTATTGGATTCTCACAAGAGAAAAACTCACAAAGACACTTCAAACTAAATAATAATTGTGAAGTTAAGGCGGTTGCAACCTCAAAGGATGCACTACGTGGTTATACCCCAACAATTCTTATATTTGATGAAGCAGCCTTTATTGAAGCTGACAGTGATTTCTGGTCAGCGTGTATGGCTTCACTATCTACGGGTGGTAAGGTAATTGTTGTATCAACACCAAATGGTTACGACCCAATATATTACGAAATCTATGACCAAGCGTTAAGAGGAATGAATGATTTTAAAATCTCTGAAATGTATTGGCATCGTGACCCACGTTACACAAAAGACTTGTATATGGTTAAAACCAAGGATTTGGTTCACTATCTATTGAATAGAGAAGATTATCCTAAAGATGTTGTAATAGATTTATCTATGAATAATCCATATGATAGAGACCATTCTGTAGTAACAAAGTATATTGAAGATGGATACAAACCATGTTCTGCTTGGTTTGAAGGTATGGTTAAAAAATTAAAATACGATAGACGCAAAGTATCTCAAGAATTAGAGTGTAACTTCTTGGGTTCGGGTGATAACGTTTTTGACTCTGAATTGATGCAAAACATTGCAAAAAATCAATTAAGAGAACCTCAAGCAAAATTAATGGGTAGTGGATTATGGATATTCAAAGAACCTGTTAATGGACATAAGTATGTAATGGGAGTTGATGTTTCAAGAGGAGACTCTGAAGACTTTTCGTCTATCCAAATTATTGATTTTGACGAAAGAGAACAAGTATTGGAATATGTGGGGAAAGTACCGCCAGATGTTTTAGCCGAAATTGCCTACAAATGGGGAACAATGTATAATGCCTATTGTGTAGTTGACTTAACAGGTGGTATGGGTGTTGCGACCGCAAGAAAATTACAAGAATTGTCTTATCAAGGAGGTTTCTATATTGATGGTGTTGATACCACTAATAAATGGAAATGGGACCCAAAAGTTAATGATAAGATTCCTGGAATTAACTTTAACGCAAAAAGAGTTCAAATTATATCAGCACTTGAGGAGGCTTGTAGACATGGATTTAGAATCTATTCAAATAGAACCTATAATGAAATGAATACATTTGTTTATATCAACGGTAGACCTGACCATCAAAAAGGACACCATGATGACTGTATTATGGGATTGTCTATGGCAATCTATGTTGCAGAGAAATCATTCCAATCATTAGAAAAAGTGACTAATCATACAAAGGCAATGATTAATTCATGGGCAACTGCAGTAAATGAAAATAAAAACTCATCTGAGTTTTTCAATCCATTGATTCCTCAAATGGGTAGAGATAGTATGGGACATAACAGAAGTAGTTCAAAAGAGGATTACCAAAAATATGGATGGTTATTTGGTGCTAAATAACTATTTATAATTTAAAGGTTTTAAGTAAAATTGTATTATGAATGATAATAATTTAACGGTATGGCAGAGGCTTTCTAAAACGTTCGGCCCGAATTCTTTACTAAAGCAGGATTATCCAACTTTTAAGTTTGATAAGAAAGAACTTTTGCGTACAACAAATCGTGATGAATATGAAAAAGAAAAACTACAATCACAACAATCGTTTTATTTATCCAATCAATGGTCTAAGGTTGAAAATAACTTATACTCTCAAGCAATTTATTATGAACCATCAAGATTGTCTTCACAGTACGATTATGAATCTATGGAGTATACTCCTGAGATTTCCGCAGCATTAGATATCTATTCTGAAGAATCCACAACAACAAATGAAGATGGGTTCATTCTTCAAATTTATTCTGAGTCAAAAAGAATTAAATCAGTATTAGCTGATTTATTCAATAATAATTTAGATATTAATACCAACTTACCAATGTGGACAAGAAACACTTGTAAGTATGGTGATAACTTTGTTTACTTAAAATTAGACCCTGAGAAGGGTGTGGTTGGTGTACAACAGTTACCAACTATTGAAATTGAAAGACATGAAATTGGTGTAAGTCAAAAAATTACAGTAGACATTACTCAAGAACCCGATAAAAACGTAAAATCACTACACTTTACATGGAAAAATAAAAACATGGAATTCCAATCATGGGAAATTGCTCACTTTAGATTATTAGGTGATGATAGAAAACTTCCTTATGGTACTTCTATGTTAGAAAAGGCAAGAAGAATTTGGAAACAATTATTGTTATCTGAGGACGCAATGTTAATTTATCGTACATCAAGAGCACCTGAAAGAAGAATGTTTAAAGTATTTGTGGGTAATATGAATGACGATGATGTTGAAGCGTATGTAAACCGTGTTGCCAACAAATTCAAAAGAGAACAGGTTGTTGATAATAAAACGGGTAACGTAGATATGAGATTTAACCAAATGGCTGTCGACCAAGATTACTTTATCCCCGTTAGAGACCCAGCAGCACCAGACCCAATTACAACTTTACCTGGAGCAACGAACCTTTCTGAGATAGCCGATATTGAATATATTCAAAAGAAATTATTAACAGCACTTCGTGTTCCTAAAGCGTTTTTAGGTTTTGAAGAAGTTGTTGGTGATGGTAAAAACTTATCATTACAAGATATTCGTTTTGCTCGTACTATTAACAGAATTCAAAAAAGTATGATTGCAGAATTAAATAAGATTGCAATCGTTCACTTATTTTTACTTGGATTTGAGGATGAGTTACAAAACTTTACATTAGGACTTACAAATCCATCTACACAAGCGGATTTATTAAAATTAGATGTGTGGAAAGAAAAAGTCTTATTGTACAAAGATTTAGTATCTGACCCAGGAAACGGTATTCAACCAACATCTTCAACATGGGCTAAGAAACATATTTTTGGGTTCTCTGATGAGGAAATTAGACTTGATTTACAACAACAAAGAATTGAAAGAGCGGTTGGCGAAGAACTTAAAGCAACACCAACAGTTATTACTAAAACAGGCTTATTTGATAATATTGATAAATTATATGGTAACGGAGCTAAAGGAACTTCTGCGGCACCTGATGCGGGTGGTGAACCTGAAATTGGAGGTGCACCGTCTTTAGGAGGGGCATCTGAATTTGAGACAGCTGCTGGACCTGAAGAAACAACACCACCAGAATTACCCGCTGGACCCGAAGCCGAAATAACTCCAGAATCAAAAACTCCTAACATGAATATCCTATTGGAAAAAAGTATTTTCAAGGGGTCAACATTTTTAGATTTGGGTCAAGGGCAAGAATCTTTAGGAGAAATTTCAAAAGAATTGGATAAGTTACTAAACTCGTAATATTTATATTCAAAATACCTTTAGAAATGACGTTCGGACAAATTAAATCCACAATTGAAAACAGCCTGATTGAATCTTATCAAAATGAGAAAGATTTTAAAAAGTCACTTAAAGAATTCAAACACAATGTTTTGAGTAATAAAACTATGTCAAAGATATATTCTTTGTATGACCAATTAAGTACCCCTCAAAATTTATCCGAATCTGACGCTAAAGATTTTTTAGAAGAAGGTATTAATTTGATTCAAAAATTATTACCTAATATTAAATTACCATCAACATTGACTGAAAATGTTGAAAATAAATATTATCATATTGATTCTATTGTTTATTTAAATAAATTAGATTTACACGAAAGAATTAATTCTAAAAAAAGTATTATCAAACTTTTAACGTCAAACAATGATACTTTAAAGGAATCTATTAATATTCCATTAAAATCTATGGTTAGTATTGCTAACCAAACACTAAAGAATTACATTGATACTCTTGATGAAAATTCTAAAAAAGAATTTTTCCTGATTATTTCAGAAGACACGGCTTCACTTGAGATTAAGTTTGAAACTATACGTGAGAGCGCAGTCACTAAGCTTCAAACAATTTTAGAAAAAGAAGAGGAGTTTGAAATGAAGACAAAATTATCAGAAACAATTGATAGAATTAAAAACGAAAAGTTTGACCAAATGAATTTTTTAAAAATAAAAAATTTAGAAGAATCTCTTTAATCGTTATCGTTGTTTAATTTTTGCTTATAGATTGCTTTTAATTTCTTCACTCTGTTGGTAAGTGATTTCTTAACAAACTGTTTTCTTTCAAAAAGTATTTTATTTTGTTTTGTCTTGATAACTTTAGATTTTAAAGTTTTCAAGGCTCTCTCAATACTCTCGTTATTTTTGATTTCTATTATTAACATATAATACAAATATCTATTATTTTCACAAAGTTTTTGACAATCGTTATAAAATGTGTTATTTTTTAAATACAAAATAAATTATTACCAATGTAACAGTTAATGAAAAAAGGTAAAAGCGTAAAATTAAATCTATATAACCCGATTAAATCAGTATACGGGACTGTAGATTCAAAAAATTTAAAATCACTCTATATAAATATTCAATCTTGGGTAACACCAAAAAAAGAGTATGATAATTGGAACCGAGTTGTCTCAAGTTTAAATAGGGATATTAAAACATCAGTATTCAATTCTATTGATATGTCAATATTCAAAGAAAGAAGTATTATTGACTTAGACTTAAGAACAAGTGGGTTATCCTACGGTAAAAAATCATTTTTAAATCTTGAAGTTAATTTATATACAAATCAAGACATTGACTTTAAATCTCAAGAAATTAAAGAATCTGTTAAAATTATTATTAAAAATATATTCAATAACGCGGTTGAAAATAACAAATATTTTGATTTTTCACTTTCAAAAAATGAAAAAATCTAATAAAGATAGTTTTTTGGTATATTTATCTTAAAAAATAATTAATGAAAAATTTAAGAATCTTAGAGGCCAACGAATTAGGTCACGGAATATTAATCGAAATGGACGCTGGTATGGTATCACCAAAAGACCATCGTAATTTTGAAATTCTAAAAGAATCGGCAACACTTGATTACAGAAATCCCTTTGAATTCTATGCTGTTCTACAAAAGTATGACACTCCAAATAGAAACGGTAGATTTTACCCCGAAAGAATTTTAAAGAGAGAGGCTGACAATTATAAGAAAGCAATTACCAAGGGTTTATCAACATCAGAACTTAACCATCCTGAGTCGTCATTGATTGACTTAGACAGAGTATCTCACATTATCACTGATATATGGTGGGATAAGAATATATTGATGGGTAAACTCAAACTATTAACTTCACCAGGATTTCACGAAAGTGGAATTGTTTCAACAAAAGGAGACCAAGCAGCTAACTTAATGAGACAAGGTGTAACAATGGGAGTTTCATCAAGAGGAGTAGGTTCGTTAAAAAAAGTGGGAGAAAGAAATGAAGTACAAGATGACTTTGAATTAATCTGTTTTGACTTAGTATCTTCACCATCAACGCCTGGTGCTTATTTATTTTCTAATCCTGATGAAAGAAGTAAATATGAAGAGAATTTAGATGAAGAAAAAAGAATGAGCCAATCAATAGATACTTCATCATCAAACAAATCACTTGACTTAATGAAAAAATTGAACGATTATTTAGGAAAATAAATTAATAATATGGAAGAAAAATATTTTGTTGCAAAAGTTCAGTATGATTTACCTGATGAAAATTCAGGAAAGATTAAAAAAATTAGAGAGGAAAAACTTGTTAAAGGTTACTCTGTAACAGATGTGGAAGCTAAAGTCACAAAAAAGTATGAAGGTTTTACACACGATTGGAGAATCACTTCAGTTTCTGAAAGTAAAATTGACGAAGTTATTGAATAATTATAAAAGTGGTCTTTGACCACTTTTTTTTTGATTAGACGTATTTATAGTAAACACAAAAAATATGTTATTTAATCTATCTCTTAAAAATGTTGACTCATCTATAGAATTATTTGTTGTAAGTGGTTCATCATGGTCCAATTGTTTATCTTACGCTGAAGGCACAGGAAAAGAAATTCAATCAATTATTTTGTCAAATTATAATAATATTATTTTAAATGACATATCATTAAGTGGATTTTATTTAATTGTATTAAAAGACATAACAACATCAGATACATCAAATAATATCATTTATGATACATTTGATAATTCATCTACTTGGGCTTTAAGCCAATCAAATAAAGAAGTAATAAACATGCAATATCAAAAAAGGTCGTTTATTACTATATAAAAAATAAACTTTTTGAAATTTGATACTATTTATTAGGTATAAAAAATTAATTTTTCATGCAAGAAAATAAATCATTAGTACAAGAGGCACTCATTCAAATGAAAAACGTTGAAGAGGCTATTGCCGAAAATGCAAAAGGAATACTTGCTTCAACAATGAAGGAAGAAATCAACCAATTAGTAAAAGAATCTCTATCCGAACAAGATGAAGAAGACGAGATTGAAATAGATGCTGATATTTCATCATTAGGTGATGAAGAAGATTCAGTTGATAATGACGATATGGGAATGAACATTGATATGGACATGAACATTGACTCTGATAGTCCAATAGATTTAACTGACGCTACAGACGAAGAAATTCTAAAAGTATTTAAGGCTATGGGTGAAGATGACGGAATCATTGTTAAAAAAGATGGTAACGAAATTCATTTGTCAGACGATAATAACGATGTAGAATATCTTGTTAAACTTGGTGAATCAGAAGATGAGGAAGAAACTATGAATGAAATGGATTACGATGACGATTCAGATGAAACAGTTGATGATGTTATCGCACGAATTTTTGATGGCGATATGTCAGGAATAAATTCTTCTAAATACGAATCTGAAATGGATGAACAAATGGATGACTTTGAAGAAGAAGACGAAGTTGTTTATGAAATTTCATTAGACGACGAAGATGATGAAGAAGAAATGGATGAAGAAATGTACGAAGAAGAGGACATGTATGAAGAAGAAGATTTAGATGAAGAATATTTCACTAATGAATCAAAATCTTCGGTGAAACCTAAAGGTGTTGGAATTGGTAAAGGACCAAAATTCTCTTATGATAATAAGGCAAAAGGAGGATTTGATGAGGACAAAAAAGAAGGTCCAAAATCAGTTGGTACTGGTAAAGCTAAATTTGAATACAAGAAAGGTGCTAACATGGAAGGTAAATCCAAAGTTGTTAAAGCAGGAACAAAAACAGAAACAAAAGAGGGTGATTACGGAATGAATAAGGGTGACAAATCTAAAACTCACAATGGTGATGAAGATTACACTACTAAAAAAGGTGATACTCTAAAAAGAAAAGCGTTTGCTAAAGAAGAAACGAAGGAAGCTGCAAGAACTTATGGTATGGGTTCCAAAGAAGGTAGAGGATTAAGAAAAGGTATTACAAACAATAGAAATTATGTTTATGGTAACAACGGAGTAACTGTTGAATCTTTAGAAGCAGAAGTTTCTATGTTAAGAGAGAAAAATGAAGAATATAGAAAAGCATTAAATGTTTTCAGAGAGAAATTAACTGAAGTTGCTATATTCAATTCTAATCTAGCTTACGCAACAAGATTGTTTACTGAACACTCTACAACTAAAAAAGAAAAAATTAACATTCTTAGAAGATTTGACGATGTTGATACACTTAAAGAATCAAAAGGTCTTTATAAATCAATCAAAGAAGAATTAACTAAAGTGGATTCAAAATCAATAAATGAATCAGTAGGACAAAAAATTAATAACACAGTTTCTACAGGTTCATCTACTACTTTAATTGAATCTAAAACTTATGAGAATCCTCAATTCATGAGAATGAAGGACTTAATGAGTAAGTTACAATAAAGTAAAAAATAAAATAAAACTTAAAAACAAACTATACTAAAAAATGGGAGCATTATTAGATTCAGGTCTTGTTGGTAATATAGGTCTTAAGCACCTTAAAGTTATCAAGGAGGACACAATTAACAAATGGGACAAATTAGGATTCTTAGAGGGTCTTAAAGGTCACATGAGAGAAAACGTTGCACAATTATATGAAAACCAAGCATCGTATTTAATTAACGAAGCATCATCTACATCTGATACAGGTGCATTTGAAACAGT